CTTTTAAAGAAAATACACCTGCTTTTTGAGCTGCATTTGCAACTTGAATTAAAATCTCTATAGCTTGTTTTGTTTCCATAATTTTTATAAATTTTATAATATTTACAATCTTTCTAAACTTAAATGATTTAATACTGCATCTTCTACTACAATATTATTATCTCCCCAAAGATTATATTCTTCTTCTGTCAAATAATAATTACCCTCCGCTAATTTTTCAGTTGTTTCTCCATCAACTTTAAATAATTCATAAAAAGTACCGCAATTTGTTGCACTTGTTGCAAATGGTAAAATAGTTACTTTTAAAAAATTTGCTTCTTTTGCAGGATAACCTACAGGAATTGATTTAATTTGTATCATTGTTTTTTTTATTTATAATTAATTTAATTAAATTTTGTTTACCAAGTATTTTGTTTAATAATTACCCAAGAATATGATGAAGCTCCTGTTTGCATAACTTGTTCGCAATACGAATTGTTTGCATCACTTCTATATCTTATCGCTCCTACGTTTGAAGAGGAGGCAGTTGCTGTATCGTTAGCTACTTTTACAGAACCGTTAACTTGTAGCTTACTTGTACCGTTGTCTGAGGTAGTACCTACAAGGAAACTGCCTGATGCTGTAAATTTAGCAGCTTCCGTAATCACTCCAGCTCTTCGAGTTCTGAATACTAATCTACCGTTATCAGTGGATTCGTATTCACCTAAAAAAGATGCATATCTAACTCCTCCTGCTCCAATATCGAACTGCCCTCCTTGCGTTGTTGCAGAACCATAAACTTCCAATGCTGCATATCCAGAACCTGCTTGAACTGTCAATGCTCGACCGAATCCTCCATAGTTTACTGTAGATGTTCCTATTCCTATATGAGTACCATTATCATAAATCAAACTATTTCCTAAAGTAGAAGTGCCTGTTAACTTAGGCAAATAGTTAGTAGTTCCTGTTCCAGTTACAGGATTTGTTAGAGTATTTTGTTTGGTCGCCAACCCATTATTTACAAAAGCCGTCGTCGCTATTTGTGTTGTATTTGTTCCTGCTGTAGCTGTTGGCGCGGTGGGTGTTCCGGTTAGGGTTGCGCCTCCTGTGTATGATGTTGCTGATATATTATATCCAAATACCGCATCTCCTGTTGATTTTTCTATTTTTAACCTTAAAATGTTGTCTGTATAAAAGCCTAAAGAAGAAGATGTTGTTTCTGGTAACGATTTTATTTTTACCCCGTTTACATTATCTGACAAAAATAATGTAGCCCCATTTGTTGTACTCGGGGAGTATATATTGATTCCATTAATATCACTTCCGCTAGTTCTTATCAAAAATTTGTCAGTACCCAATGAATTAGTTCCAATTCCTACATTCGTACCATTATCATAAAATTGACTATCCGCAAGAACACCAGTGGGTGTATATTTAGGTAAGTAGCCATTTGTACCAGTTACATCAAAAGAATTTAATATACTCTTTTTCCAACCCGTAGCAGTTTTGAATATCAAAAAATTATCAGAGTATCTTAAATCTCCCTGAATACCTTTAGTGTCTGCTGACGAAGAAGGCGATTCAGGTGTTACCTTATACATTGGTTGCAAAGACGAAACACCACCAACGTTGTTTAAACTCGAAAGTTTCGCTTGTGTTAATTTCTCAAGAGAAGTAGAGCTTCCATCTGCGTAATAATTATTGTTGAAAATTAAAACATTTCTGTTTTTATCAGGACATTCAGAGCCTATTCTTATTGAATTTGTATCAGGAGTGTTTGTTGCAAATCTATTATTGTTAAAAGATACAGCATCTAAAAAACCCCCTGAATTCGAATTTCCAATTTGCACTCCCTTTGCTCCGCTAAACAAGTTTCCTGATATAGTAAGCCCTGAAATATCAATAGAAGCCCCTAAAGACGTATAATTATTTATGGTTATTTCATCTCCTGTGTTACTTTCAAAATGATTATCAACTATAGCTAAGTTCTGAAAAGGTTGAGGGCTATCTATAAAAATTGATTTTGTATTAACCTCAAAATCACATTTACTGAAAGTATTTGTATCTAATTCACCACTAATCATACCAGAACCACTTAACGGTGAAGCATAAAACCCGTAATTACAGCCTAGAAACGCACAATTTTCATATCTTATATTATTTACTTGACCTAATGAAATTATACCCGCATTTGTACATCCATTAATCCTAACGTTGGTTATTTTTGAATTAGCGTAAGTTGATTTTAAAGAAATACCGTTCTGATATCCACCGTATATGTATAATTTATCAAATATCACTGTTTTGACACCGCTGACAGATATTGCTGTTGCTGTACTATATCCAGCATTGTTGAAATTTATACCTGATACACTTACGGTAACATATCCAGAATTCCCTGTACCTTCATCGCTACCTGATAAATTGAGTAATATTCCATTAAATCCCTGTTTCAGAACAGTATTATCTTCTCCTCGTATTTCTATTCTTGAAAAAATATCTTTTGAAACTGTAGACACATTCAAAGAGCTTGATAGCAGATAGTTACCGCTAGGAATTACAATGGGAAGATTACTTGAAGACCCTGTGTTAATTGCTTGCTGCAAAGCAGATTGGTTATCGGTAGACCCATCAGAGATCAATCCGAACCACTTTGCTAATATCTCTTTCCCTGTAATTCTTTTGATTCTTTTTCCGTCAGCAGTTACCAAAACAGTCCCCGTGTTATCTGGCGTTGCTGAATCAGAAGCGTCATAATACCAATTACCCTCCTGCCCTAAATCTGTAGTATAAAAATTATTATTAGGTAGTGTCCCTGATAAAGACCTTATTTGCGCTATAGTTCTTTTATATGCCGTTCCTTCGCCTATAGCTTGCGTTGTTGGGTATAGCGTATTATTTACAGTACCTAAATTAGTTGCTTTATTGGCTACATTTTCAGGAGTAAACCCTAAAGCAGCTTGTTTACTATTAAAAGTGTTCCAATCAGTAGATGATAAATAACCATTTGTCGTTGTATTTGCTTGTGTAATTCCAATAGTTCCTGTTCCTGTAATAGTTCCACCTGTTAATGGTGCAGAAGTTCCAACACTTGTAACAGTCCCTAAGTTAGAAGTATAACCATTTGGATTACTATTTGGATAATAAGTTCCGTTATCATAAGAAATAGTTGTACCATTTATTTTAACAAAACCAGTTCCATTTAATGCAGCTTGTTTAGTTGCTAAACCTGCATTAGTATAATTATTAGCACTTGCTAAAGTTGCAGCATCACCACTAATTCTGTTTGTTATCTCTGTATTTAAAGCGGATTGAGTTGCGTAAGTTGTTGAATCTAAACTACCGTCACCTTTTACAAAGTCTGAACTCGCACCACCTAATAAAGTTGATAATTGTTTGTTCTTCCATAAACCTGTAGCACTTTCATAAATTAACAAATCATTGTTTGATAAAGTACCGAAAAAAACATCGCTACATTCGTTTAATTCTTGTGTGTTTTGAATCTTAACATAAATAGAACCTTGAGCAGATTTCTTAGTTACATAACCAATCAATACTAAATGACTAGGTGAAGTTGGTTTAATATTTGTAAATTCACCTGCTGTATTGCTTAACCATACAATATCACCCTCATTAAAAGATAAAGTGTTTAATCCATTAACTAATCCTGTAATAGTAACAAATCCACTAGAACCATTCGTAATTGTTTCAGTAACCATTCCTAAAGTAGCAGCCGAAGTATTTTCATTTAATGCACTTGCTAGACTTACGGACGGTAGATTACCAGTTGCTCCTGTAATATAAACTATTTGTCCATCAGTTAAAGTACTTCCTGTAGTGTTTTTAACTAAAACTCTTTCTTCTTGTCCTATTTGTAAAGTTGTAGCACCAACACCATCAACTAAAGAAAGTGTTTTGTTTGTGTTATCCCAATACAAAGAACCTACAGAAGTTGGGACTATAGGGTTTAAATCAAAATTAACAGCATCAACGTTTACGTTATTAGCTGTTAAATTAAAAGAACCTAAATTAACGTCATCAGTAGCCCCTGTATAAGGAACTAAACCATCAATGCTTGCACCATTAATTCTTGTTATATTAACTTCTATTAAGTTAGGGTTTACAACTACATCGATATTCTCAACCGTTTCGTTAATTGTTATATCTATATTATCTGCCATTTCTTATCGTGTTACTTCTGATTGAATAATAAAATTTCCTTTTATGTAAGTCTTAACCGTGCCATCAGCTAATTTAATTTCAATATCATAAACATAACTACAGGGTTCAATGCTTATGATTTGTTCGTTGATTTTAAACAATCCGCCTACAGCGTCAGTAATTGTTATCCCCGCATTAGCTACAGATGTTAAAGCTAAAGCATAGGTTAAATCACTTGCTTTTCTTCTTAATTGCATTCTAATTATAGCACCTGTTAAATCCATAGCAACTGTATTAACTTTAACAGCAAAGTTTACGGCTTCGAATGTATCTCCTTTTATATGTGTGAAATTTAAACTCATTTCTTATTTTTATTTATTTTATTTAAAAATAATTGTAATTTCTTAACGTTTTCCGATTTTGGTTTATACATTTCTTTTTTTAAATTACCCATTGAAATCTTGATTTATGACTATATTTTCTTAATAAATGTTTTTGATATCCATAATCTAATTGCAAAACTTTACAAGCTTCTTTTAATCCATAATATTCAGTATTTGTTGTTTTATCAATTACTTTCTTTGAATTATTAATAGATATTTTCTTTTTATGTTCTTCTGAAAACTTTTTGTTTTTAAAATATTGGTCGTTATTTTTATAGTATTCTATTAATTTTAATCTTTGTTTTTCTATTTCTTCAGGGCTTCTTTTTATTCCTTTATTCCAAGCAGGTTTTCCTAATTTCTTTTCACTCATTATTTTCTTTGTTTCTAAAGAATGATAGTTTCCAAGATTACCTTCACCGCCTAAAGTTATGTTTGATAAATTTTTTATACCATATTCGCTAATTAAAAAAATTTCTAATTCACAAGCAGTTTCCCAATCTATATCTTTAGCAATTATTTCTACATCATAATTAGTTTTATTTACTATATTTTTCCAATGTGTATTTCTTCCATCTTTTCTATACGCTCGCCTTTCTTCTTTGCCAATACCTATGTAAAAAATCTTATTAGTATCTAATCTTCTATGTCTGTAAACTATTGCCATACTATAAAACCCAACCCGTAAAAGAACTATCTGAATCGGGAAACATATCGCCATTTGAATTTAAATAATACTCAGGGAATGAAGCTTGATTATAACTCATAAAATCAATAAATCTTTTAGTATAATGTTCAGCTATATTTCTTTCCTTTTCAACCAAGAAATCAATTTCATTCTTTTCAGCATTAATACTGTTTTCTGAATTGTGTTTATATACTCCTTTATTAGCAATAGTATAAGCAGCGAAAGGCAAATATTCAACCATTGCAAAATGTATCACCATAGGCTTTATATACTTACTTAAAAGCGTTGTATATGGACTTTCTAATGTGTTTGATACAATTGCATCATTAATTTTATTAAATAGCTTTGTACCTAAATAGTTTTGGATATGAATATCCTGTGCTATTTTTACAAATTGTATAAATTTATCAGTATCAACGTTTCCGTTAATAGCAGTAAATTTTACTATATCTTCTCTTGTTACAAAAAGTGCTTGAGCCATCTATAATTATTTTGGTAAAAATCCTTGATTTGGCATATCAATTGGTTTTTGATACACTAATGGATTATTAGTTGGTAAAATTTCTCCTTCTTTTCTCGCTTGTGCAGGCGTTATTTTAGTCGCTAATGGGCTATTTACATCTGTCTTTTTTCTATAAGTTTCTCTTGTCCAAAAATGATGACAAGCTCCACCGCCTTTATATAAAAATACATCATAAGTATCTGCACCATTTGGTCCCCATCCCTCGTTAACTTTAGATGCACTCATACGTATGATATCTTCTTTTCTATATAATTTATTAGCTGATAACATTTTAACACAAAAAGGACGACTATTTGCACCTACTTCTCCACTATATCTATATCTACTTTTAAATAATTCACCATCTTGTTCGGATTTAGCGTTTGGATTAGCTGTTCCTGTGCTTACAAATTGCCATAATTTAGATAACAAAGACTTTTTAGGATTATTTAACGCTTCTAATTCAGCATCCAATTTTTCTTCTTCTTCATAATCAACCTGTCTTGAATCTATTAATTCCCATTCGTTTAAATCAATTTCTTCTCCAAAATAATCTAAATCAATTTTGTCCAAATGTGAACTCATTTTAACGCCTGTTTCTTCTTCTTTTACTTCTGCATTCATTCCTGAAGCATCTACAAACTCTAAAGGTTGAATAGTTTTAAAGTATAATTTTAAAGATATATCATTAACTGATAAAATATCATCTAAGGCTTCAATTATTTCTAATTGATAAGGTTTAACTACTAAGTTGTCATATAATAAAGTAGCAGTTTCAATTTCATCAGCGTTATTTCCTAAACCTCCACCAGTATCTCTAATTCCTAACAGCATAGGACTTGTAACTCTATGTCCTACAATTAATTTTTCAAAACATTCTTTAGATAAATACTCATAGTGAGCAGGTGCGTCATTTAAAGGGATATCATCTACAGTAGTTTTGCTTTCTGCATTTGAATTAAAAGCTATGATAACTTTTTCACCTTTAGAACCTGTTAATTTACTTAATACATCGCGTTTTATTTCGTCTCTCTTTTCATCACTAGGAATACCATTATTGAAATTAATTACTTTAGTTCCTGAGAATCCATTTTTAACATCGTTAATTAAATAATCAGCAATTTCTTCCTCTAATAAAGCATAAGGCAAAGCACCTGAATAGTCTATCGGTGTGTAGTAGTGAAAGCCACTAATATATGGTCTTATAATATATAATTCAACTTCATTTCCTTTACCAAATCCAAATGCAGGAATACGTTTAGCTTTTTCAGAGGGCTTCTTTTTAGTCCAATCTGGGTGATAATACCAAGCTTCAATTTCTCCTTTATCGTTACATCTCTCAGCTCTTAAAGTATGCATAGGGAAATGGTCTAATTTTCTAACTACACCCTTTTCTTTTATAACTTGAATAGCTGCCATCCCTAACATTTTACGCTCTAAAGCCACCTTTTTAAGCATATCACCTTTTATAAGTGATTTCATTTGAGCGTATTCATTTGGCTTTCTTGCACTATCTAAAGCATCTAAACCCTTGCCGTAAATCATATTTACAGTTCCCGTAATGATAGCGTTATTAGTTGAAGAATATAAAAATCTATCAATCAAATATTGAAAATAATTATTTTCATTACCATATTCAATATAATTGTCTTTTTTATTTTCTTGAATTACAGGACTTGTATAAGCCGATAATTTTAATATTTCTATATTATTACTCATAAATTATAAAATCATTATTTGTATCATTAGATACATACTCATTCTTATTAACAGTATAATCAATTACATCTTGGTTTGTGCAAAAAATTCTATCTTTGTAAACTACTTCAACACCATTTTTTACTGTTAGATTGTAAAATGTATTTTCTTTTAAATCAAAGCTAGTTACAGTTGTTAGATAATATTTCTCTAAAGAAAAAGTAGCCGTGATAGTTTGTATTTCATTTGTAGTTTCGTTTCGTAATATGATAGTATCAGCACCATAGATTCTTGGTATAAACCGCAAAGTTTGTTCGTCTGCTTGTTGTTTCAGTATTATCATATAGCTAAAATTTATTCTTTATAGTTATATAATAAAATAAAATGATAATTGTTTTTAAGTGTTAAAGTTTTGTTAAAGAGAATATTTTTAATTATTTTTTTTATATTTTTACAGTATTAAAATAAATAAAATTATGAACAAAGGATATTACAGACACAATTCGGCTTTTATAAAATTAATATA